ATAGCCATTTCTTCATCACTGAAAACAATCTGCATAGCTTCTGCATAATTATGTCCTGACTGAATGGCCCAGTATAAGCCTACAAAGTCGACCACCAAAAGAATAAAAACAAAAATATAGGTGATAATGGGGCGAACACTAGCACGGAGATTAATAACCCAACGAGACGCGCCTTCTGCCAACTGCGTATCATGTTTATATAACGCAACACGTTCTTCCGCATAGGTTTCCATTTCCACTTGATCTGTTTTAAACTCTTCAATTCTTTCTTGGGATGCATAACCTGCCTTGGCCATTTCTATAGTTCTGTCTATTTCTAATCTAGCCATAGACTGTTCATGTTTTTGGTCACCTTTTTGCTCAAAGAACTTCAGCACACTGGGTAGACCGGATGTAGCAAAACCTAAAATTCCTGATAATATAGATAGCATATTTTTACTCCTAACGCAATGCCCTTATTTTACCATATTTTCTGTCTTTATCTATTTAAAGTATGGTCCTACCATCCAAGTAACAACTGAATAGCGAACTCCTTTCGTTACGGGTTCTACACCATGAGGCATGTAGGATGGGAATGTTAGTATCGTTCCTTTCTGTTGTGGTGGGTACATTCTATCATGTGCATTCTGTATGTAGAACCTACCACCTTCAAAGTCATCATTAAGAAATGCCAACACAGTTAGCTTCCTTGTTTCATCGCAGTGCTTGTGGAATGTATCTACATGAGTTTCGTACTTTCCATCAGGTTCGTATATTAAAAACTCTGTTTGATTAGAGTGGGTAATATCATACTTCCAATTCTGATGGTTTGAATTTAAACCAAACGCTGTTAGCGTAGCACCTATCCCTGCATGTTGTGGCAGGATAACACGCTGTGTGTTGCGTATGTTAAGGTCTACTGTTCCAGTATCTCCACCAATATGTGGTGGTTCTTTTGGTGTTTCTTTCTTGCTGTATTCTTTTATCAGGTTATCACAAAACCCATGAGTGATACCATCAAGTAACATCCAGTATTCAGACAATGCTATCTCACTATCTTTTGGTAGTCCTAAACTTTCTCTGCCATCATACTTCTGGTCAGCGTGTTCACCGTCAGCATCTACATAGTGTAAGAATACTTGTGCTTGCCACTCGCCTTTAAACTTCTCACGCCAATGCCACTTATCCTTTCCACGATAAAGAACAGCATCACCAACATTCATTAGTATCTTATTAGCATCTGACTTATCTTCATGGTCTCCCATGTAAATAGCCCACTGCTTACCACTGAACCCTAGTGTGACTGTTGCACTTATTTCACATGCAGGTCTATCACGATGTACCTTTAGCTCTTCACCTGTCTTATATAACCTAGCATAACTATAGGTAGGATATAACTTCTTACCACAAGCCTTCTCAAAGTGTGGTAGTAAATCTTCTAGTAACTTATCAAAAGTTACTGTGCCATGTACGGCTTCAGATAACGGACACTGTGTATCATTGTGTGTTTGCTTTTCAGCTACTAACTGTGTTAATACTGTTGTTAGTTCTTGACAATTTGTATCATCAAGGAATCCTTTTAAGTGTACATACCCATCTTCTTTAAACATAGATTACTCTGGTTGTGGAGCATCCTCTGGTTTAATATATACATCACCATCTTTGTAATACCACAAATCTGCTACACAATCATCAGGACAATCTACCCATATTAATAATGGATTAACTTCAAAAGGTACTTCAGCCACTTCAACTACTCGCATCGTATCTTCAATGGTAGATTCTGTTTTAGCTTGATATGTTACAGGGTCAGTAGGGGGAGTTACCTCTTCCCACGATGTTACCCATGTGACGTTTGATATTTCTGTTATACTAATTAATGCTTTCATAATTTATCCTTAATATTCTATTATTACTACGCCAGCAGAACCTGAACCACCCGATCTATTACCATATCCACCACCCCCGCCACCGCCACCATAAGCACCACCAGCTTGACCATTACCACCAGGAGAAGCACCGCCACCACCCATCATACTTGGACCACCAGCTCCACCTTTAGAATTACCACCATTGAGATGCATAGCACCACCAGCACCACCCTTTATGTTTAAGTTTCCGCCTGAACCAATACCCCCAGCAGCACCAGCACCACCAGTAGGTGCACGCTGACCACCACCACCACCAGTAGCGGAACAATAAGCTCCAAAAGAGGAAGTTCCTCCTGTACTACCAGCACTAGCATAATTACCACCAGCACCAGTACCGCCAATAGTCACTGGGACTGAGCTAGCGGGAATAGTAAGTACTTCAATAGCTGTTCCACCACCACCTCCACCACCAGCAGCATTCGATGTTGCGCCAGCACCACCTCCACCACCAGCAATCACGGTGACTTTAACTTTAGTAGCAGAGGTAGCATTAGCCCATGTACTTGTAGAGGTAATCACATCCATGTTAGCGAATCCACCACCGCCAGTTGAAGCAATCGTAATAGCACCTGAACCATTGGTTACAGAAATACCTGTTCCTGCCGTTATAGTTGCTTTGGCTAATGTATTGCCAGTTGTGTTACCTATAAGAAGTTGTCCATTGGTGTACGAACCTTGCCCTGTACCACCATCGGCCACGGCTAAATCTGTAATCCCTGTAATACTTCCTCCAGTAATACTTACTGCGCTTGAAGCTTGTGTTGCAATAGAGCCAAGACCTAGTGATGTTCTTGCTGTAGCACCTGATTCAGCTACCCACGTAGCCCCATTACCAACAATAATATTGCCATCAGTTTTTGCTAATCCGCCAAGAGCAGTTAAGTCTGCATCATATGCTTGAACATCAACACCTACTTCGGTATCCATTGCTTGTTGAGCTGCCGCTGCAGTAGCTGCAGTAAACACCGCTTTACCAACTGTTGTACCACCTAAATTAGTTCTAGCGTCTGCTGCTGTTGTAGCACCTGTACCCCCTTGTGCAACGGCCAATGCTGTAGTTAAAGTCAATGAAGACATATGTGTTACTGCATCAACAACATTCGTGCCGTCATTAAACACCAACATAGCTTTACCTATTGGAACTGCAATACCTGTACCTGTTGAGTTTTTTACCGTAATTGCATCGGCTACTCCATTATTAACAAGGTAGAATTTTTCAATCGCTGGAACAATTAAGTTCTGTGCTCCACCTGATGTACCGGTTAAGTTAAGTCTTAAATTACGCGCTGTTTGAGTTGCGTTAGTGTCTGTTAAAGTAAGCGTTACTGTGCCACTTGCAAAGGTAACATCGGCAGAGCCTGTAATGGCCTCTTGAATAGCCGTACCTAAGTTTGTATTAGTGGTATTACCCCATACGCCTGACTGTTCGCCGGTGCCAATGAGTTCAAATTTTAATGCCGAAAATGTGCTTGCCATTGTTATTTCTCCTAATTAGCTGGTTCCACCGCTTGCAGGCACACTTGTTACGTGAACTTTGGTATGTTGCTTGCCATTCCACGCGGCACCACAATCAGAGCAGGTTCCTGATTTGTATTCTTCGGCATCTACATTCATGCCACATTCAGCGCATTCTAAATGCACTTCGTATTTATTTACTATTCTACCATCTTTTTCCGTTTTTGATTCAATTAACATATCTTGTCCTTATATTTATGCTGCAATTTTAACCCAATTGGGGGTTTGTGATGTATCTATTTCACCCCACACTAAAGTAAATATATTGTTGCCAACTTCGCCTATGCCTTCAACCCCTATTACATTAACTGTTGCTGCACCTATAACACTGGCACTTCCTAGCTGCATAGTACCAAGAACACCTGTCACATTTACATTTGCAGCAGCGTCAACTTCTGCCGTACCTAACTGCATAGTACCAAGAACGCCTGTTACAGATATAACTTGGTCGGTCTCAACCGATATGGTACCTAAAGTTCCTGTAGCTTCTTCACCTGTTACATTTACATTAGCGTCGGCTTCGACGGTAGCTGTACCAAGCTGTGTTGTGCCAACTAACCCAGTAACAGATATATTGTTGTTACTTATTGTTGTTACAGTGCCTAATGCAGATGTAGCTTCTTCACCTGTAACGCTAATATTTTGTTGGCCTTGAACATCAACTGTGCCTATGGCTCCAGTGCTAGTAACACCGGTAACAGATATAGTGTTGTTACTTATTGTTGTGGCAGTGCCTAGTTGAGTAGTTCCTACAACCCCTGTTAATGTTACATTAGCGTCAGCAGTAACACTTTCATCTCCAACAGCCCCAGTAGCGCTAACACCATTGACAAGAATAAATATTGTGTCTGTGCCCCAAGGGCCCTCACTCCAAGGACCAGCGCCCCAACCTACATAAGCTACATCAATATTAACTGTACCTGTTTCGCCTGTAGCAGATACGCCTGATACCAAAATGTTTTGACCTGTATTTACACTTTCAGTACCAAGTTGTGTAGTGCCTGCTAATCCAGTAACAGAAACATTGTTATTAGTTATTAAACTTTGAGTGCCTACGGCTCCAGTGCCAGTAACACCGGTAACCTCTTCATTATAGATAATCCTAATATCAACTGTGCCTATGGCTCCAGTGCTAGTAACACCGGTAACAGATATAGTGTTGTTACTTGTAGTGGTCGCTGTGCCTAGTTGAGTAGTTGCAGATACTCCACTTACACTTACATTGGCAGCGGCATTTACAGTTTCGTCGCCCAGCGTTGCATTTGCAGACACAGCGTCTACAAAAACATCTATCATAGGTGAACCGTAGGACCCTGACGACCAGGTATTTCTACCCCACCCTTCGTAGCTAGCAGACGAAGCCATTAACCGCTCCTATTTAAGCGATTCTAATAATAGCGCTTGTTGAATCAGCTGTTGGGAATACGATTGTAAAATCACCTGCAGTTGAAGTTTTATCCCCACCAAATGCTAGTACGGCCACAGAGGTATCACTATAACTACTATTATAAATCAAAGCACCGTTAGCAGTAACTGTAGCTGATGACCAAGTTGTGTCTGTAAAGTCTAACCACGAAGTAGTTGAAGTGCTTGTAGGCACTTGTGATATAGCCAGTGTATTACCACCTGCTGAGTACCCTGTACCTGACGCTTCATTTGATGTTGAATATGCGGTTGTAGTTGCACCTAATGTTGCTGCTGATGTAAACAGCGCGATTTTAAATGTATCCTGTGTATTTACAGTTCGTGCTACGTTTGTTGTATTAAAGTTGTGACCGCCGCTAAGCAACTCAACTTTAAATGATGTACACATTGCTTGTGAAATTGCCATGTTAAATCTCCAAAATTTTAATTAAATCTGAATGTCCTGCTTCACGCAATCGATTCGCTAAAGTTGTGCGGTCTGACTGCACCGCTTGTTTTAAGTATTTTATCAGAACTTGTCTAATATAGCCCTTAAATGCTTCTGCTTGCTCTCTTATGAGAGGGTTTGCATCCTTGCTAACATACATAATCTTATCTAAAGCAAACTCTGCTACTTCTTCTGGTGTATGACCCCGACCCGATGTTGTATGTACTTCAAAATCTATATTACCTAATTCCATTTTATTCCTTTCATTTAAAATTATCCTATACGACGGCTTGTACCTGGAACGGGAATTCTAGCTTGTCCACTTCGATAAGCATCACGTCGGTTTTTACCTTCACCGAGGTTAGTTAATAACCCCATTGCTTCTTGATACCTAGCCGTATAATTAGCTATTGTATCAGGTTCTGACAACATAAACGCAGCTGCTTCCAGTAATGAACCATAAAGGAGTGCAGTATCAAAGTTATTCCCAAGCCAAGAAGTGCCAGCAATGACAATGCTCTCAGGATAATAGTAATAATGTAACTCAGATTCATAATTTGCATCAGGTGTTGGTCCTAGTATCATGGTTGTATCATCAAATATAGCGTAATACTCAGGCTTACCATAAAAAGGTGCATCAGTATCAGGAAAAGATTCTCTAACAAAATTAACATCTTTATTTAGTAAAAAGGTATATGCATTGGTTGCCGGGTCAATCACCGCAATACTAAAAGTAGATAGCCAATCAGAAGGTAAAGAAAAGTATTTATTCCCACTAGTCATAGTCCCTGTTACATTCTTACGTAAATCAGGTAACTGCGCCGTATTGTATATTCTTTGCTCAGCGTTTTGAATAAACGTATTTACGTCCGCAGTAGAATAAGAATTCTCTGTATAACTTTCTATTGCTGCAATTAATTCTGTGTAATTCATTACTTATCCTTATGCTAATGGGCCACGAGCTACTTTCCCTTTAGTAGCTGCGCCGTTACCCCTTGTTACAACGCCAGTGGTTTTAACATTCTTCTCTGGGTAACCTGCTACGTTAGGTACAGGTACATTTTGTGGTTGTGTATATTCAGTCATTTCTTTCTCCTAAGTTGTTGTTATGGTCACAGTCCCTACTTCTCCGTCACCCTCTAAATTATCTGGAATGCCGGGTAAATCTAAAGGATTAGCAAACCCTACAGGGTTCCACCCCCATTGTATATCTCTACTACTATATGGTCCCGCTTCCGTAAAACTTTTATCTGGTCGTGGATCACGTACAGCTTGTGGGTCTTCGACCGGGTACATCCCCTGCATGTTCTGTGGTTGATCTCGGTTCCAACACTCGGTACACGCTAATATGTTTGTCTTAGTCTTTCTTACAAATAAACTTTTTAATGTCTTTAGTTTATATTGAAAGCCACA